GACCAAACAGGAGAAGCGGCTATCATAATCGTCACTAGAAAAAAGATAGTTTTCATTATACATACCCCCTATTCATTGTCCCAGGTGTCAAATCCGAAGGCTAAACAATGCGCTTCAATTTCACCCTCTGTAAAATCCCCGCCGTTCGGCGTTAATAAAACATCCGTTTCGGCATCAGTCAGCGTGCCACCATATCCTGCGTCCACATGGGCTAAATGGTTCACATTGGTATCTTGTGACGCAGCGGACCCCGCCGATATTACCTCCACCTGTGCCCCGTCGTTTAATTCGGAGGACCATGTATTATCGCCGCCGTCGTCTACTACCGCCGTTTTCACATGAAGTTGACAGGCTCGCACAATCCACCCGGATGGAATATTGAGTTCTATCGTGTCTGTCGCGCCGCTTAGTGTTCCGCTTGTCGCCTCGAATATGTCAAAAACATAACCACCGTGCGTATCGGTGGAGGCCAAATGCTGCTTACCCTGTGGTGTTGATGTGCCAAGGCCCATATGGCCAGATAAAAAATAGCTGTTATCCCCACCTTGCAATACAATATCAGCGGCACTGCTTTTATAAACCGTCACCACACCGTATGAGGATTGCCCCCTTAACGTTATAGCCGTATCTGTTACGCCGCCTGATTCAAGGATCCTTATTCCTTTATTGTACGCGCTCGGGTATACAGTCAAATCTTCTAACGGGGTTCCACCAATACCGAACATCGCATTAAATATTTTAATATAATCCGTCGCCTGGTCGTCAAACTCGATCCGACCGGCGGAGGCTCCAAGGCCGATCCATTTATCATCAAGCATAGTTATGTTATCGCCCGGATTCGTAGGATCCGTGGCGTACATAGGTACGCTGCAATCCGCATGCGATATAATAAAAACGGCTATGATAACAAGAAAAATACCCACTATTATGTACGCTTTCTCTGTACTTTTTTTCATGGCTATTACCTCGATATATACACTTTCACCTCACCCGTCGCTGAATTTACCGAATTGTTTGATATATTCAAGGTCAAGGCACCGGTAAAAAAACTCCCGCCATAGGCGGCGCCTATTTTGGGCACCGCCTGTTCTGTATTGGCCGTGTCCCTATCGGCCAACGCCCCCCCCATGACATCCACCCCGTCGCTATCCGTAAGTGTAATGTCGTAATCATCCGTCGGCGCCGTAGCGCCGGGATCCGTGACCACCTTAACGATATATCCCGCCAGACTTTTTGAGGCCGTCGCAGGTACGCTCCCGTTTGAGTCGTCGGCCGTCCAGGTATATGTCACAAGGGTATAAACATCACCAATCCGGGTATAGGTCACCGTTACACTACTACCGGCGGCATTGGCCATTATTCCGGCATAAAATACAATTAACGCAATCGCTAACGATATTAACGCCGCCGTTAAATATGCCTTACTTTTCTTATCCATTGTTTTTGCCCTCCGTCTGTATATCCATTAACGCCATCCAGGTAACGGCCAGCATAGCCGTGGTAGCAATCCGAAACGGAAAATTCACCCCGCTGTTTACCATTACAGTTACCAGGGCCGTGGCCGGGATAATAGCCTCTTTTTTAAACCGCCTTATTACCCCTTGGAGGTAGCCGAAAAGTATCAGGGCGAAACTAATACCCATTTCAAAAAGACCCTGTAAATACTCGTTATGGGCCGCCGCCCACCATACGGTACCGCCCGTCAACATATGGCGCTGGAAAACCACTTTCCAATGGCCCAGCCCGGCGCCCATAATCCAATGTTGTTTATAGTACCCCAGGGCGTTTGCCCAGGCATCAAAACGGCTGCCAAACATATCCGGCCGGTCTACATAGATACAGTAAAGAATGATACCGGCTGCTACCGTTAGGAGTATCAGTACATTTCTGATTACCCCGGCCATGGTCCTGGTACCGGTGGCCGAGGCCAAACAATAAAAGACCATGCCAGCGGCCAGGGCCAGGGCGCCGCCGGTCGATTTGGCAAGAACCAGGCCTAACAGTACCGCCGGGATCCCCCAGGCCCACCGCGGCCGCAAAAAAGCAGGGAAACAAAAGGCCAGCAGCGCCGATACCATGTTACGATTTGACATTAAACCTGCCGGGATCGCCCGGCCGCCGTTTACGGGTGTAAACAAGGGATCCATATCAACGGCCTGGAGTATCAACATAACGATATGGAAAAAGGCCAGGATACAGATAGCATTTAGAATAACGTGTCCCTTTTTCCTGGTGATAGCGAGTATTAACAGCATGTACCAGGCCGCCCCGTAAAACACCGCCTGAAATGCCAGGTAGCTATGGCGGTCGTAAAACGGGTACATCATGGATACCAGGGCCAGGCCCAGGAAAAGGGCCAGCCACCGGTTAAACCGCCATACTATCAGGCCTAGGCCCGCCACTACGGCGAATTCAAAAACGAGGCGAAATGATAGCCTAATATCGTCGCAGGGAAACCGTAGCACCGCGGCGCCCACTAACAGGCCCGCGGCCGCCAGCGGTAAACTACTGCGTTGCTGTATAGTAAAAGGCTGCACCCTTTACCTCCAGGTCCCCGGTACCGGTGGCGGTATCGTCCCGCCATATGCGTAGGGTTACCCAATTACCGGCGGCCAGGCTGGCGAAATCGGTAGCCACCGTTAAGGTGATTTCGTCGGGCGTCGAAGTCGTACCGGCCAGGGCCACCGGCGTCTGGCCCGTGGCGCTGGCGTCGGCAGCCGTCCCGTCGGCGTTTACGTATACGTCAAAATCCACCTGGTTGGGCGTCGTGCTGTCCGATTCCGTAGCAAATACTTTAAAGGCCCCGCCGCTTGCGTAATCGGCCGGTACCCTAAAATTGATCTGTACCGGCGTCGTCTCGCCGTCGGCCCATACGATATTGCTAATGCTGTCGTCAGATTCCAGGCCGGGCGCCGTACTAGCCGTCAAAACCGCCGATCCGTTATGAGTAAATCCCATTAACGGCAGCTGTACGTAGCTCACTACGTCCGCTATCTCCCCGGCGGTTACACCGCCGGTGGCGTCGGTTACGCCGCCGGTCGCCGTGATCACGCCGGTTACCGATAGGGTACCCTGGTTTACCTGGTTGCCCTTCACCAGTACGTTGGTAAAAAATCCATCATAGTAGGTACCGGCTCCCACATAGGCGCCCAGGCCCACTATCATGGCTATGATTACGGCTATCGTAATCTTTCTTTTAAATATCCCTTTCATTTTTCCGGTCCCCCTTGCTGTTATGCTGTTTACGTTGCCCGTTCCCGCGCTCCCGTTCACCTTCCCGGTTTACTTCGCGGTTTCCTGGTCCCCGCCAGGATCCCCGGCGCCTCCCGTCTCCTCGGCTTCGGGATCCTTGCCGCCCTCCCTCGGCTTCGGGATCCTTGCCGCCCTCCGGGTCCTCGGTGTCCTCCGGTTCCGGCTCCGGCAAAGGCGGTAATGGTTTTCCGTTTGCCGTCTCAAATTTCTGTTTGCTGCTCGTTTTCATCAATTCGTGGGCCGCCTCCAGCGGGTACTCTTTTTTCTCGCCTATCATATGGGTACCAAAAGGCGCTACATTCACCTTTTCACCCGGCCCGGTGTATATCAGTTTTACGCTGTCCTTTGCCATATTTTGCCCTCCCTGTTTGGTAAGTCGCCGAGGCCTGCCAGGGCCTCGGCTATCGCTCCGGCGTCTATAGGTTCACTCCCTTGCGGACTATGTTGAAATGGTATCGTAAAATAGATACCCGGCGTCCGCACATGTAGCCTTGGCATCGTAGTTTTCTGCGGCCTCCACTACGTACTGTTTGGGTGAGTCCTCCCACCAGTACCGTACATCCCGGTAATTATCGCCGGTGAGTACGAGGCTCTGGTGTCCGGCGCCGCCTTTCCATTGAAAATTATACCCAGCGGCGGGCATTTCCCGGCCCGGCTGCGGAGGTCTGTAAAAAAGAAAAGCCCCGCCCTTGCTGCTATTGGTTTCCCACAAATCGACTGCGTTAAAGTCGGTACCGGCTAGTACTTCCTCCGCGTCCGAATAGATAGCACCGCCTATAAGTACCTGCTCTAACTCGAACAGAGAGGCCAGTACGTCCGGCGTTACGTCGGCCGGTTTCCCCTGGGTCCCGGTGTATTTGATCCGGTCCAGTATGCTGCTTTCCTGTTTGAGCTCGTCCAGGGTTTTACTGTCCATCACCAGTACGTTAGGCTCTATGCCTATAAGCTGGCGTATGGTCTTTTTCCCCGTCAGGATATCGGCCACAAAACTATTGGAGGCCCCGGCCGCCCATGTTCCCTCTACGTCGGTACTGCTCGTCCAATTGGAGGCCGTCATACACAAAGTACTTACCACTACCTCTTTGGAAAGCAGTATTTTCAACGTGGCGAAGTTTACGCCGGTTTCCCAGGGCGCTATGGCGTCATCGGCGTTATTGAACATTTCAATGGGGATCTCATGGGCAAAGGCCCGCTCTTTACATGAATACTCCGTATCACCCCACACATACCCGCCGCGCCTGGCGTTGGCTCCCGGCGCCCGTACCCCGGCGTCGTTCCTGTATATGGCGCCCTTCTGTATGGTGTAGTAGTAGTCCGCCTGATTGTTTACCGGCACCGTTTGAAACACCTGATCGCCAATAAACATCTGATTTTTGTAGCCGATAGAAATAGCGGATAATGCCGCTGATCTATGTACGTTACTCAATGTCGGTTGCATTTTGTTAGTCCTCCCGTTTATGGTTTACATGCTGCTTTGTATGGCTGCTCCGTTTCCTCGTAACCGTAAACAAAAGGTCTAAAGGCCTATCAGGCCTTTACCGTGATAGATGATAATATCATTGATCCTACGTCATCCTCATTGCCGCCGAGTATCAACAATCCACAAGGGTACTGTGTCGATGCGGCCGCCTGGGCCTTTCCCGCGTCGGCGGCGCCTACATACTCACACCCGATGATTGCCCCATATGACAGCGTAGCCCCCAGTACTACCTTTGTGATATCCCCGGATCCGATAGGCCTGATTACTGCAGGTTCATCCTCTGCGCTTGGAGCATTTTGAAGTACCCCTATCGGTATATCCGTGGCCGCGTTAGGTCGGCGTACCTTCCCGTTTGTTCCGTCCTGTACTACGATACGGTACTGGTCGCTGCTCAAATCTTCATACGCATCCATGGTGAAATCTGCGTATCCCGTTCCTGTATATGCCATTGTTACGGTCCTCCGTTTATATTCGTTTTGGTTGTTTGCTCTTTACGATTTCCCCGGCCGCGTTTCGGCGCCTAACCCTCTACGTAAATCTCGTTTAGGTCCGTAGGCGGTAACGCCGCCTTTGTTAACTCCGGGTTTTCCCTCGCTACCTCTTTCAGGGCGGCCGTTATGGGAATATTTTTTTCCTTGGCCAGGTCCCGCGCTTTCGTGGCCAGGGCCAGGCTTTCCTTACCCTTGGGGATCGTCTCCGGATCCTTGGGCGTCTCGGTCCCTACGTGTTCGGGCGCCTCGGTTTCCATCTCGTCCAGGATCCCGGAGTTTTTCTTTCTTTCGGCCTCAAAAAACAGCTTGTACGCCGCCTCTACCGTCAGGCCGTCCTCTATGGCCTTGGCCTTTACGGCCGGGTCCCCCTCAATGGCCATGATCCCGGCTACGCGCTCGCGCTCGGCATTTACTCCGGCATCCCGGCCGCGCTCCTCGCCCACCTTTTCGCCCGCTTTTGTGGCCGTGTCGGTCAATTCCTGGAATTCGTCCGGGTGTTCCTGCATTGCCTTTTTAATGTTGAAATCCATGTTTTTTTCCTCCGTGTTTGATTTAGTAAATGCGTCCATCCAGACTACCCCCGTACTCGTTACAGTATCCGGCAGCCCGGTTATGTCCTCGTTTTCGTTCAGTACAATAGCGGCCGTGTTATCGTCCGCGCCGAGGGTTACAAAAGATACCTCGCCCAGCTTTGTCTCCCTCCATATGTCAATCGGTCCGGTTACCTCCCGCCCGTTTACTTTCGCCTTTACGTCCTTTTCCAGTACTTCTATCCGCTTGGCGTATACGCTAACGCTCGCCTGCCATGGGAAACCTTCGTCCGCCAGCCTGGCCACTTCCTGGCCGTCGTCGGTTACCTGGGATAATTCGCCCGATACGTAATAGCGGTTATCCTCGGCCCAGGCCCGGTTACTTTGGCCTACTACCCGGTCCCTCATATGCTCGCGTAGGATAGGAAAAGATTGTTTTGATTGTATGCCGCCGATATCTATAACAATGTCATGCCAGCGGCTTATGATCTCGCCGGTATAGGCTGTAATCAAAAAGGTACGGGTTACGCCGTTATCCCCGCCGTCCTGGGCCTCCAGCCTCAAATTATCCCCGGCCATGGCCAGCGTCATGGCGGCCCGGCTGGCCTGTGATTTATCCCATATGCCGTTACATACGGCGTAGGCCTGGTCCTTTCCCTTGCCCTCGTTTTTTATGACGTACTGCGTACACCGGCTTAAAAATTTCTGCTTGCTCTCGTTTTTATTTGGTTTTGGCATCCTTCCCGCCCTCCGTATGCGTGTTTGATTTTACTGGGCCGTTTTGTCCTGGCCGTAGGTCCCGTCGTCTTGCTTGTTACTTCTCATTATGGGTACGCCCTTTTTATCCGCCTGGGCGTACTCCCGCGCTTGCTGGTCCATGATCTCCTCCCAGTCGCGGCCCTGCCCGGCGGCCTCCTCGGCCAGGGTTGACAGGCCGTAGTCAATGGCTTTCCTGGAGGCCTCCACTTCTTTAACGGGATCCACCCAGCCCCAGCTCCCGCCGATCCATACGGCCCGCGTGTATTCGGTCCTGTATCTGTAAAACTCCGGTACGTCGAAAAGGCCCCGTAAAAAGGCCTCCTCTAACACCAGGTCGTAAATAACCTGGCAAAATTTACGGCTAAACCAGCTCCGCCAGGTCGTAAACATCCGGCGGCCCTCTAACAGGGCGGCCCTGGCGCTGGAATAATTGGTTTTACTGAAATCCTTGGCCAATATTTCATAAGGGATCCCCAAGGCCATACCGATCATGCGTAACAGGCCCTCGATAAACGGTTCAAAACTATCCCCCGGCCTTTTAGGCTCCACTACGTTTATATTTTCGCCCGGATTCAGGTACCCTATTAGGCCCGGCTCTATGGATTGTATTTTTGCGTTTGTACTTGTTTCGGTATCGGTGGCGTTGGCCGTGGGCATGTCAAAGGCGCCCTCTTTAGTGATAAAAACCGCTAAACAGGCCGCTACCCTGGCGGCCACTATTTCGGCCTCCATGTAATCCGCGAGGTCTTTAAAATGGGTGAGTACCGGCGCAAAGTAGGGGATACCCCGTAATTGCCCCGGCCGCTTGGTAGGGAAAACGTGTAGTACTTTTAAACGGCCCCGGCTGTCCCTCGCGTTTATGATTGCCTCCTCTAACTTGCCCGGCCCGTCGGCCTCCTTGGTTATGTGATACTTGATAGGCTGGCCCCGGTCACCTACATCTATACCGGTATCGCCGGTTAAAGGCGTCGCGCCCTTCACCATGGCCAGCCTGTCGCTTTCCACCAGCTCGATGGCTCGCTTTATCGGCCGCCACTTTTCATCGGCCATGATCGGTATGGCTATCGTCTCGCCGTCCTCTATGATTTTCCGTAGGGCCAGGAATTGTATCTCCGAAAAATCCAGCTTGTTAGCCGCGTCGGCGTTCGGCGTCCATAGGCTCCATACGTTTTCGGCCTGGCGCTGTATTTCCTTGGCCCGGTCCTCGCTAACATTCAAATAATCGGCCCTTATCCGCGCCTGTGGCCGGAGGCCCTGGCCCACTATGTTCATGGCCATGGTTTCGGTGGCGCCGCTGGCTACCGGATCGTTTCTATTGAGGTCGCGGGATCGCTCGCGTAATTTGTTCAGCTCCCAGTTATCGGGCGTTATATCGTCCTCCGAGGTTAACCAGCCTGCCCTCAACCGGTGTATTTCAGATCCCCGGTACTGGGCCAGCTCCATCATTACCCGCGTTTTATACATCTCCCTGGCTCGCCTGGGCGCCACCTTGGCTATGGCCTTTTCCCACCTGGAGGGTTTTACCCAGTCGGGCGCCGCCGGGATCCGCCGGTATCCGCTCGCCCTGCTTGGTCTGCTCGGTACAATGGCTCTTTCCATTAACTAGGCCTCGTAAAGGTTACCTTGGTGAACATGCCGCCGGTACTGGCCGCGTCTATTTTCGCTATCTGCTCCAGTATCCATTTTTCCTCGTCCTGTAACGCTTTCAGGTCGCGCCTGGTAGTCATGCCGCCGCCGGTCGTATATGCTATGGCATTACGCGCCTTGTCCTGGGCCGCCCTGTTGGCTGTTAGCCTGGTCACCAATGTCGCTCGCGTATCGTATGTCACTTGGTAGGATCCCCTAAAAAAGAAAAAGCCGGTACAAGGTATCCTCGTACCGGCCCGCCCAGGATCCCCTGGGCTGGGTTAAAAATTGAGAATGAAAAAATACTGCTTGGAACTGGCTAGAGGGTTAATAAAAAATCGCGGTTACGAGGATAGGGGTAATTATCCCCGGCCGCCTGAAAAAAAATCAAATGACTACATTTCAAACTGGTGCGTTTTGGTGCGTTTTGGTGTGTTTTGGTGAGGTTTTAATATACACTGTGCTTATTTTTGTTTTGTTATCTTAAACTTGGCCGGATTTAATCCGCATTACCGCCGCCTCGCGGATCCGGATACCGCCGCCGGGCAATTTAAACCAGCCCTCCGCCGGGATTATCGCGCTATCAAGATACTTGTAAACGGTATTCCGCGATACGTTTAACATCCTGGCCACCTGGGTAACGCTATACACCCGCTCGCTAACCCTGCGCCGCGTATTCTCCCTACGCGATATCCAGCCTTCTTTCCGGTCTATCCAGCCCATAGGCGGCCTTTATTCTCCTGCCTGGCTCGCAAAATCTAACTCGTTAGGCTCCCCATCATCCAGTACATTTACCAGCTCCGGCCCCGCCAGCGTATCCACCGCCAGGATCTCCGCCGGCACTACGCCGGCGAGGTCTACGCCACTTTCCAGAAACACCTTTACCAGTTCCGGCTTTTTAAACCCTTTGTACTTGCCCGGCATTTTCAATAATTCATTTTCACAATATGATTTTACCTTTTCATCCTGGAATATTTTGTACTCCTCGCCGATCTCGATTATTTCCGCCTTTGTTTTCTTTTCCAGGTACTCGGCCGTAATCCTCCATTCCTTTTTAAGGTCTACGCCGATATGGGCCGCTATGGCGCTCCTGGAGGCCTCGCCGGTTTGCCCCTGCATTACCACCCTGGCCGAGGCCTGTTTTAATGCCTCCAGGGCCGTCGGCTGGTCCATGTAAAGTATTTTTTCCCACATATCGGTATAATCCAGTAAGCGGCCGCCGTATTCCCTTTCATCCTCCGGGAGGCCGTCCACATACCCCGAATATTCCCCGAACCATTCCCGTAAATCGTGATCTGAGATTAGCAGGGCAAACAATCCTAACCGGGAGGCCTTTACGTCGTCGGCCGGTACGTCCTGGAGGCGTCCGGGTAGTACCTCGTTGTAAAAGGCCTCCCTGAAATATCCCCCATGCCATGATACGCGAGGCTCCCCCGGCACCCGGTTTTCCGTTTTATTTTCCCCCGGTTCCTTTTTCTTTTTCTCTTTCGGTTCCCCCCACTGGTAATATTTATCAAAACACTCTCTACCCCCTATACATGCCTTGCCCGTTTCTACCTCGCCGCCCAGCCTTAACAGGCTAATAAAGTCCGGGCAATCCTTACAGGCTTTGTGCCTTTTGTATATGGGATTAGAATCCGAGTAACTCACATCCTCCCGAAATCTAAACCCGTTTGTCTTGTGGCCTTTTCGGTACTTCGTCGATTTCCAATTGCTGATTAAAAAATTATTCTGTTTTTGCTTAAAACACTTCTTGTTTAAGCAATGGTTAGGAGGCGTCCCGATTAGGCCCATGGTTTCAATTTGGTAATCGGATCTGTGTTTACACCCGCTGTTAACACATACCTTTTCTACGTCAAACATGCCTCCTGCCAGGTCAATGGTGTTTTCCTGTATTTGCTCGGCTAGTTCCTTGACGGGGAGGGCGCCCTTGAAATCGGCCGCCCACTTGGCCAGCTCGGCCCGTTCCTTTTTATCACCCACCTTTAAAAGCTGCTCTAAATGGCCGTGGCGGAGGTTTCCCCTGTTCCATTGTTTCAATATCTTTTTGGGTAATTTGAGTACGGCCACCCGGCGCCTAATGTACCGCTGGTTTATCCCGGTCTTTTCGGATAATTCCTTTACCTTACCGTTGCCTTTTCGCTCTAAATACTCTTTAAATCCCTCAGCTTCCTCCAGCGGCCCTAAATTCTTACGGTGTATGTTTTCAATAAACATGATTTCAAAGGCCTCGTTATCGTCCATCTCCCGCACTACCGCCGGTATAGTCCCTGCATACACCCCGCCGTTTTCCTCTGCCAGGTCACATACCGCCCTGTACCGCCGCTCCCCGGCTACCAGTTCGTAACCCTTACCCTTTGGCCTAACGAGTACCGCCTGGAGTACACCCTTTTCCTTTATGGAGTTTTTAAAATCCTCATACTCCGGTCCGCCAAAATCCGTACGAGGGTTTAACGGGCTGGCCACAATTTCCTTTAACCCTATTTCCCTGTATTCCTCATCACCCATAACCGCCTTCTCCTCTCTTTGTTTAATTGTGTTTAAATAAGTTAACCGCGACTTTACTTTAACTCAATTTAATTAACCTATTTCGTAATCCTTAAAATCCATATGTACCGGGATTAAATCACCCGGTAAATAAAGTGGGTGGCCTGGCTGGCCCTGCTTGGTAACGCTCAATATCCGGAGGTCAAAACCCATTCCGTATATGGCCTTATCGCGGCCCTTGTATCCGCCATGGTTCCCCCAGGCCGCCACTACAATTTTAGATTTCGCGGCCATCCGTTTTATGTGGTAATCGTTATCCGGCCCTACGGGATCCTCGGCCACCATCATCACCGCCGGATCCGTGGCCCGGTAGGCAAACAGGTTAACCATAAACATACCGCCGTACCCCCAGCCCCGCGCAAAAGTAATACACCGGCGTATAGTCGGATCGTCCTCCAGCTCGTCGGCAGTACTCGGATTTAACCCGATAAAAGTACAGTACACCGGATTGCTTCCCCATATCCGCCGGAGGGTATACCGGTACTTTCTGCAAGGAGAAAATACGGCCCCGCCGTCCATTAATAGTGATCGCTGCTTACTCATTGTCTAAACCTTTTTCCTCCATTAAAACGATTGTCAAAACCGCATAATTGGCCAAGTCTAATAGGGTATCCTTAATGTTTTCATCCTTTACCTGCCGGCCGTTCACCAGCGAGGTAACCCGCGAGTATTTATCCAATAGCCTAACCAATGCCCCCCGCCATGGCTCGATTCCTATTTTTTCCGCTTCCCTGAAATTACCCAGCGGATCCCCGCCGCCGTAGTCCTGGTTTTTCATTTGATGGATTCGCGCCATCTCCTCAACCAGCTCGTAAAAACGCGGGTGTCCGGGCAGGGCAATTCTTTTCGTTTTAGGTTGGTTAGGTGTTCCTGCTTTTTTTCCCTTACGTTTCTTTTTCATACGCTCGCGGGTATGTGCGTTTTTACACTCTTTACATTGCCCCTCATGCCCGTCTTTACATTCTTTGTTTTTCGGGTAATCATCCAGTGGTTTAACAATTCCGCACTTGTTACATGGTTTTGAGTTTACAATCCCTTGGCCCGCCCCTTCCTGGTCATTTTCTGTTTGGAAACTACTTTGATTCTCCATAACCTTCACCTCCTTTATAATGTCCCTGCCCACCTGGCAGTCTTTACACTCCATCGGCCTATAGGGCATATTCCCCCATGTCCCTTTGATCCCGGATGTTTGCCGGGTCACACAAACAGTCTTTTTCATCCTGGCCCCGCCCGCCGCCGGGCATACAAAATAATCCGGCCCATTAAGCACCGTCTGTATTTCGCTTTCGGATATATTTAACTCCGGCCCAGCCATTGCCCACCCTTTTGCCGTATCCACTTCTCTTTATTCTGTATTGTACTTTTGGGATCCGGCCGCCTACTCGCAGCGGTCCCTCGGTTCTTTACCAGTTCGTTAATGTTATGCCTCAACATATGGGCGGCGGCCGCCGCGTATACCTCGCAATCCCACAAATGGTTTTTAGCCCCTTTTGTTTTCGGCTGCCATTCCTCCCACTCGCTCCGACCCCGGCGTACCGTTAGTTTATGCTCGCTTGTTATCTGGTCCGCATAGTCCAGGGTTATATCGCCGTGTACGTGCCACCCCCGCTCATGATCCGGCGCCAGGCCCATACGCCTGAAAATGAAATCCTTGAAAAACTCGGTATCCAGCGTCCATACCCGTACCCCTCGCCGGAGACGCTTACCTGTTACCGGGTGTACGTCGATCATGTTTGACATATAGGGCCTGGCCGGTTTCCGGCTCGCGCCTTTAATCGCCCTGGCTCGCGGGTACAGCCTAACAAAACCGTATACCTCGCTCGTACGGTACCCGCTGTCTATATTGGCCAGCACTATGGGCAGTTTGTTATTTTCCCCGTTACCATCATGGATGAACACTTTACCTATTACGCTATCCCTTAACTGGTCCAGGCCGTCCTCCGGCTCGGTTTCCAGTTCACCCTCCTCTATTAGCCAGCTCCGGAGGTTAGCCCCCCAGGCCCGTATGACGTAGTAGATATAAAATTTCTGAACGTCCACCCCTGCTGTTAACAATACGGCGCCCTCCGGTACCTTGCCGGGCGGATAATCGGCGGTGTTCGCCATCACCTGGGTACTTTCCTTATACTCGGCTTTTTCCTCCCATATCTCCGCCAGCCATGAATTTTTAAAATCCATCAAATCAGCGTCGTCGTCTTTTGCCTCCAGGAATTCCGCTATAATTTCGGAAAAGGTCAGCCAGGGCGAGTAAAGGGCGTTTATCCAAAACCCGGCATGTTTGCCCGTTTTCCGCTCGCCCGTAAGTTCCCCCAGGGCGTTTATCTTTTGTCCATCGCCTACCCATTTCCCCCGGTTCAACATGCCGTGTTTATGGTGATCTTTTATTTTTTTATGGCACTTCACGCACTCGTACCAGGCTATCCGTAGCTCACGGATCCGCCCCGGCTCCCGCTCCTCTTTCGGTATTTTAATCCCCTGGAAAATTAATACCTGGAAATGGCCACAATGCGGGCAGGGTACGTAATACCGCCGTTGGTCGCTCTTTTGGTATTCCTCGTATATGTAACCCTCTTTTGTCGTAGGCGTCGAGATCTTGATTATTTTCCGATTCCAATATGTACGGGTCCTATGCCTAGCCAGCTTGATAGGCGAGGCCTCGCGCCCACTAAACCGAGGGTATTTGTCGGTTTCGTCAAGGAATAAATAGCGTACAGGTTTTGAAGCCAGGGCCGCCGGTGAATTACTCCCGGCAAAATATAGGGTGCATGGTAATAATCGAAATTCTTTTTGACTCAACTTTTCCGGCGCCCGGCTGGGTACATGGTTTTTTAACACCTCCGATTCCGATAACATAGACCTTATCCGGTTATGTGCGTCTGAAAAAGTATCGTCCTCCCTCGCCTTGACATACAGCATGGGTCCGGGATCCTGGTCCACCGCGTAACCCATCATGTTAAACATGGTTTCCGTTTTAGATACCTGGGTGGATCCCATAAAGGTAATTTCCTCGATACGTTTATCCCCGAACGTGTCCATTACCTCGATCATGTAGGGTGTACGGGTATTTTTCCAGCGGCCCGGCTCGGCCGAGTTTTTGGCATCCAGTACTCTATTATCCGCCGCCCACTCTGATACCTTTTCCAGCCCGCGAGGCTTCCAGGCCGCCGCCTGGTATGGTTCCCATACTGTTTTTACCGCTTCCATGTTTTTCAGTAACCCCTAGAAAAAAACTCTAACGCCTCCGTTATTACCTCGGTTAAAATCGCCTCCGCCTCCCTCGGTTCCACCATGGCCACTTGTGGCGCCACTTTTGGCGGTATCGCGTAAAGTACTTTTTTCATTTCCTCAATTTGTGCCCGCTTTTTCCCTTCCTCCGCCTCGCGGTCTATCAATCGGCCCTCGGCTATGGCCTGTTCCCGTTCCTGCTTTTCGATATCCAGAGTTAACTTTCTGGCCCTCAATTCCGCTAGACTTCCATCCCCGCTTTTTTCATCCTCTCCGGATTCGCCGCCGGCGCCGTTACCGCCCGGTATCAATCCCCGGTCCACTATCAATCCCTCTTTTAAGGCCCATTCCCCTATAGCCACCAGGTCGTAACCGGCCGGATCCTCCGGCATGCCTCGCGCCGCCCAGTTAATAATGGTCCGTCGGGTTTTGTGGTAATGGGCGCCCACCGCCTTTTTACTCGTTACAAAATTCTCGGGTATGATATTCATGGCCTCATAGCGCCGCCGGTACCCTTTCAGCCTTTTTTCCTGGGCGGCTGTTAGAGGTTTCCGCTCCTGGGTGATTTGCCGCCGCATATTTTCATAGTCTAATTTCTCCAGCTCCTCTATTTCCTTTAACCGTTTTCCCGCCTCCGTTTCCGGCGCCTTTCTCACTTTTCCCGGTTCCCGGTATTCCTCCACATCGAATAATGTTAAATCACCGTCCACCATACCCACCTTTCACATACCCTTTTTGAAATTCCACCCGCTCTCCAGGCACTCAAAGCCCGCCCAAAAACCCCTATTATATCGCCCGTTTACCCGGTCCTTTTTTCAATACCCCTTCCTAACGCTCTCTCCCGCTAAATCTACTGTGAAACACTCTAAAAACCCTAAAAACGCTAAAACATCGCGCCATCGGTAACCGTAAGGCCTATATCTCCAGGAAGGACCCAAAAAAGTTTTATCAATCTCCATTATCTTTCTTACTTTCGTTATCGACCGCGAGGCGTAGATTTTGCTGTAAATCATCGGCGGTCATTTTTTCTATTTTGGCAATTTCGCCGGTATCGTCCCGGATAAATTCCCAGGTCT